ATAGAAAGAGCAAGACAAAATAGTGGTTGACAATGATTGACTTATCCTATATAATACAGGACAGAAAGCGAGGAACTATGAAAGAAATAAAATACAATAACAAAACAATCAAGCTACCTTTTGCAGATGCAGATTATAGCGATACACCATTAGAAATGGAAACAGTTAAAAATCCATTTAGTGGTGAATCAATTGCAATGCCTAAGTTTGCTGTTGCAGTATATGATGTAATAATGGGTAGTAATCATATTGCAGAATCTTATGACCAAACACATGGAACTGGTACATCTCCTGCATGGGATGATGTACGTAAGGGATTAGATTGGTTTAGAAGATACTTCGCGAAAGAATACATGGTCTTATTAGACTGAGTATCAACCATAGGTTGTGGCGCTAACGCGCCACACCACTCGCAACCACATAGTGTGTGGATATAAATACCACACACATGTGACAAATATGTCACACGCAGGATACAATCACAGATAGAATTTTTTTCTCTTTTTAAAAATTTTTGCGCCCCTTCGGGGCGCAATAGAGGTACCAGGTCCGATCCGGAAAAAGTAAATCTAGCATAGGTTGAATTTCCCTTTTTAAAAAGGGGTCCCACTACTTTTTGCTTTATTCCTTGATTTAGAGAGTCATTGGGGTTAAAAAACGTTTTGGTACCATAAGAGTCACTTATGCTTGATATAAAAAAAATTTTAGAAAAAAACCTAGAAAACCTTCCTCCAGAGACTAGACGCGAGTTGAAACGGTATGTTGTTCAACTGGATAGAACCCAAAAATATACCGCTATTCGAAAAGACTTCTTGACTTTTGTAAAACACATGTGGCCTGATTTCATAGAAGGGTACCATCATAAAATTGTTGCAGAAAAATTTAATAAATTAAAATCTAGAAAAATTAAGAGACTCATTGTGAATATGCCACCCAGGCATACGAAATCTGAATTTGCATCTTTCTTGCTTCCTGCATGGATGATTGGAAACAATCCTAAATTAAAAATTATTCAGGCAACTCACACTGCTGAACTTGCGGTACGGTTTGGTCGTAAGGCTAAACATTTAATGGATAGTGAAGAGTATAAAGAAGTTTTCCCCACAAGACTCATGGAAGATAGCAAAGCCGCTGGTCGCTGGGAAACAGCACAGGGCGGCGAGTATTTTGCTGTGGGTGTAGAAGGAGCTGTAACCGGAAGGGGTGCAGATCTTTTGATCATTGATGATCCTCACTCGGAGCAGGACGCTATGTCCAAGAAAGCATTAGAACGAGCTTATGAATGGTACACAACAGGACCACGACAAAGACTTCAACCGAATGGAGTAATCGTTCTGGTTATGACGAGATGGAATAAAGGAGACCTAACAGGACTCTTACAGAATGCCCAGAAAGAACCTAAAGCAGATCAGTGGGAAGTTGTGGAATTTCCGGCAATCATGCCATCGGGTAAACCCGTGTGGCCAGAATACTGGGACTTGGAACAGCTGTTATCGGTTAAAGCATCCGTTGCACTTCCTAAATGGAATGCACAGTATATGCAGAATCCGACTTCTGAAGAAGGGGCTTTAATTAAAAGGGAGTGGTGGAAGAAGTGGCCGGAAGATAGAGGAATTCCTAAATGTGATTATGTTATTCAAAGTTATGACACGGCTTATCTGAAAAAAGAAACCGCTGACTTTTCAGCTATTACGACCTGGGGTGTGTTTAGAGAAAATGAAGATTCTAAACCCAGTATGATTTTACTCGATGCCGTTAAAGAACGATTCGAGTTTCCTGATCTTAGACGCGAGGCACTTAAACTTTATAAATATTGGGAACCTGAAATTGTTTTGATTGAAGCTAAAGCTGCTGGACTTCCACTTACCTACGAACTTAGAAATATGGGAATTCCTGTTATTTCATTTACACCCAGCCGTGGAAATGATAAGCATAGTCGGGTGAATTCAGTTTCACCTTTTTTTGAAGCCGGACAGGTTTGGGCTCCTACCCATCTGCAATTTGCACAAGAAGTTATGGAGGAGTGCGCTGCATTTCCTTACGGTGAACATGATGACCTTGTGGATAGTACAACTCAGGCTGTCATGAGATTTAGACAAGGAGGTTTACTTGGTCACCCGGAAGATTACAAAGATAAACCTCGACCAATGGATTTTAAGGAGTATTATTAAACATGTACCTAAAAGCGTTTTTTGAAGTTTATAAAATATTGGGAAAACTGGGAATTAAGCCGAAAGATATTATTGGAATGGGTGGTGATGTCGTAAAAATGGGAAAAAGTCTGTTTAATACAAGAATTAATCCAAAATTACTGCAATATGTCGAAAAAAATCAGAAAATTCCGGCTAAAATCATAGAAAATCTAAAAATTCATGCAAGAACGCTAAAAAATACAAGTGAAAATCAGGTAAAACTGTTTGAAGCGAATTTAAAGGACCTTTTGAAGGCAAAAACACCAAAAATACCGATTAAATCCCAGTCGCCAGTCACTGGAGTCCAGAGACCGGCAACAAGCGTCAAGGAACTTTCTCCTTTTAAACAATTTAAGAAAAACCTAGAAGCCGATGCTGTTGGGTCTAAAGAATTGTTTAGAGGTTGGACACCTAGAGTCATTAAAGGTGGCAAAGACCCTTTAGCAACCGGCGGAATCGCAAATCACTTTAGAACTCGCTAATGCCTTACAGTACAGATATCAAAGATTATTATAGAAGAGCCTGGGGACTTGAGAATAGACCTAAGTTTCAATTGGGTAGTAAATGGAATGTTAGAAGCTCTATTACAGGTAGGTTGCTACCAGAGCCTATAGAAGAAGTAAAAAATTATTTAATAAGCCAAGGTCAAAATATAGAGGGAATAACTGATGAAAAAATATTGAGAAAGAAGGCACAATATAGGAGACAATATCTTAAAAGAAAGGGTAGAGATATAAAGCCATTTAAAGAAAAATATCTTAAAAGAATATATGATTCTATAGGTAATAAAAAAGCTTATAGAGCAGCATATCTAAAAAGATGGATTCCTGTTGAAGGAGGATTGGCAGAAACAAAACTTATTGATGAAATACCGGGGGCTTTATCTAATAAGGAGTTACGAAAATATCTTCCTGAAAAATATAAACATATAGGAAAAACAACACTTGCGGATGTTCATTCGAGATATTTTAGACCTGATAATGCTGTTAGAGGACTTGCAAGTCAAACAGAAGTTAGACGATTTAAAAGATTAACAGAACTTAGTAATCCATATTTAGAACAGGCCCTTGCAGGTACGAAAAAAAGTGGATATCGACTGCATCACATGGGAAGTATTTTTGGTAAAACACCCGTGACAACAGGTAACCTGGCTTATATTTCTAAATCTTTAAATGCAAAACTTTCTAAGTTTGATAGTCTGATAGGAAAAAAAGAAGCTAACCAAGTAAAACTTTTACTGTCTAAACCAAAAGATTGGCAAAAAAAATTATCTCAAATTAACAAAGAAGGAAGTGCTCTCATTAAAAATCTTCCTAAAGAAGCTAAAGGTCTTTTAGGCTTTTCTGTTATTGATCCTGTTTCATTAAAGGTAGATGAGATAGGAATCGATAAGACAAAATCAATTTCAAAAGGAGTGAAAAAAGATATTATTGCATTAAAAGGAGCGGATAAAATTAGTCATGCTAGAATTAAGGAATTAGCAAAAATAAGCTGGGATGATATATTAAGAGCAAGTTCAGGCAAAGCTGCACTTAAAGCAACTAGATTTATTCCAGGTTTAGGCATTGCTACTACAGTAGGATTAGGAGCATATGGCCTCTACGATGCAATTAAAAAAGGTTATACAAAACCATCAGAACTTCTTGCGTCCGCAGCGTGGGGATCGGGTGTTGAGTTTAAGGACAAGGAAGAAAAAGCATCTGGTGGTTTAAGCGGTGTTGATCAATACATATTAAACCGTTACAAATGAAAAACCCCACATTAGTTAAAAATATGAAAAACGTAAAATGGAAAGCAATCCCTCCGGTAAAGGGACCAGACCCTAGAGGCTTGATTAAAGTAACAAAACAATATAAACCAGAAAGATTGGAGAAAATACATGGCAGAAATCGATAAGGGCTTACCTAACGTAAGACGAAGTGTCACTATACCGTCTCAAGAAGAATTAACAGAAGTTACAACCGGTTTACAGGAATCCGTTCCCTCGCACGAAGGTACGGAGGTCACTGAAAACGAAGATGGTTCGGTAGAAGTTAATTTTGAACCTGGTGCAGTTGCACCAGAGACTGGCGACAATCATTATATGAATTTGGCAGATTTGCTGCCCGATTCTATTTTAGATCCTATCGGTTCAGAACTTTATGCCAATTACACAGATTACAAAGCATCGAGAAGAGAATGGGAAAGATCCTATACTCAAGGACTGGAACTTTTAGGTTTTCAGTTTGAAATGAGAACTCGACCTTTTCAAGGAGCATCCGGTGCAACGCATCCTGTTTTAGCTGAAGCGGTAACACAGTTTCAAGCACAGGCTTATAAAGAATTACTACCGGCTGATGGTCCGGTTAGATGCCAGGTTTTAGGAAGACCGACACGACAAAAACAAGATCAGTCGATGAGGGTTAAAAATTTCATGAACTATCAGTTGATGGATGTTATGAAAGAATTTGAACCTGAATTTGATCAGATGTTATTTTACCTGCCACTAGCAGGTTCAACTTTTAAAAAAGTTTATTACGACGATTTACTGGGACGAGCTGTATCAAAGTTCGTCACTGCAGATGACTTAGTGGTTCCGTATTCAGCTACCTCATTAGAGGATACGGATGCCATTTGTCATGTTTTAAAAATTTCAGCAAATGATTTGCGTAAGCAGCAAGTTTCTGGATTTTATAGAGATATAGAACTCGGAAAACCTTACTACGAAGAAACTGAACTTAAGAAAAAAGAACGAGAGCTGGAAGGAACTAGCGCAACAGGCTATCAGAAAAATAATCCAATTTATACTTTGATTGAATGCCATGTTGATCTGGAGATTGAAGGCTTTGAAGAAAGAGGCGAAGACGGAATGCCTACAGGTATTAAAGTTCCCTACATTGTGACTATAGACAATGGTACGCGAAAAGTATTATCGATTAGAAGAAACTACAGACTAGATGATCCAAAAAAAGAAAAGGTCCAATATTTTGTCCATTTTAAATTTCTGCCTGGACTAGGATTTTACGGCTTTGGATTAATCCATATGATTGGCGGTCTAACAAAAGCAGCAACGTCTGCTCTTCGTCAACTCATAGATGCAGGTACACTCTCCAATTTACCTTCAGGATTTAAACAGAGGGGTATCAGAGTTAGAGATGATGCCCAATCTCTACAACCGGGTGAATGGCGTGATGTAGACGCTCCGGGTGGAAATCTAAGAGATGCTTTTATGAATTTGCCATACAAAGAACCATCACAGACGTTATTGCAGTTGATGGGAATTTGTGTTGAGGCAGGACAGAGATTCGCGTCCATTGCTGACATGCAGGTCGGTGACGGGAACCAGCAGGCTGCTGTTGGTACGACCGTAGCCCTTTTAGAGCGTGGCTCCAGGGTAATGTCAGCAATCCATAAACGATTGTATGCTGCCATGAAACAAGAGTTTGTTTTATTGTCTGATGTTTTTTCAACTTACTTGCCGCCGGTTTATCCGTACGATGTTGTAGGTGGAGAACGAGAAATTAAACAAACTGACTTTGATGACAAAATTGACATACTACCCGTTGCTGATCCAAATATTTTTTCAATGACACAAAGGATTGCAACCGCACAAACAGAATTACAATTAGCTCAGTCTAATCCTAAGATGCATAATATGTATGAGGCTTATAGAGACATGTATGCCGCAATGGGCGTTAAGAATATCGATCAAGTATTACCACCTCCTCCACCGCCGGCTCCTAAAAATCCAGCGATCGAACATATCGATGCTATGGCAGGTAAACCTTTCCAGGCTTTTACTGGACAGGACCACCAAGCGCATATTGCTGCTCACGTAGCTTTTATGGCGACAGCGATGGCAAAAAATAATCCAATGATCACTTCTTCCTTAGAGAAAAATATATTTGAACATATTTCTTTAATGGCAGATGAACAAGTACAAATGGAAATGAGAGATAAATTAACTAAAATTCAAGAACTGCAACAATTGATGCAGACTAATCCACAAGTAGCTCAGAATCCCGCAGTTCAAGGTGAATTAGATAGATTACTATTAGAAATAGAATCTAGAAAAGCAATTCTAATCGCTGAAATGATGGAAGATTTCTTAGCAGAAGAGAAAAAAGTAAGCGGAGACTTTGGTAATGATCCAATTGCTAAACTTAGAGCAAGAGAACTAGATCTTAAAGCTCAGGATAATCAAAGAAAACAACAAGAAGATGAAGCTAGAATTAATTTAGATAAATCTAAACTGTTAATGAACAGAGATATTCAAGATGACAAGATGGACCAAAACGAAGATCTTGCCATACTTCGTGCAAAAACTTCTATCGAAAAACAAAGAATGTCTAATCGTGCAAAAGCAAGATCCGATGTTATGAAACGAAGGGATGTTAAAACACTTAAAGGTCCAAGAAGCTAATGCCTTTTCAATCTGAAAAGCAAAGAAGATACTTACACGCTAACCACCCAGAAATTGCAAAACGTTGGGAAAGAGATTATGCGCACGGTGGTATTTTAGATATTAACGAAAGCGAAGAAATTATTTCCGATGATGGCAATGATATTGAATTAACAGATTACAATGCTGCCTTTGATGAACCAAATGGAGTAAAAAGTTTATTTAGAGCTAAAGAGGGTGGGAATGTTAGACTTGGACCTCATACAGCTACAGATTTATTAGCAAAGAAAAATCCAGACGGTACCAGATCAAAATATCAACCACCAGGTGGTGGAGCTACTTCATTAGGAAGTGGGAGAGATGCTCCAGGTTCAGACAGAGGACCAAGAGATGAACCTGACCGTGGTCATGCTCATCCAGGAATTGCTTCAACTTATTCTGCACCATCAACTTCAACACCAACACCAACACCAACTAAAGATGATCATGCTCCACCAGGAGAAGAAAGTGGACCAGGATATATTAGTCCTGCAGATTTAAAAAAATTAGAAATGCAGGAATTAATTAAAACACAAGAAGAGGACAGACCAACAGAATATTATGGTCTAAGAGACTTACAAAATAAACAACAAGTATTACAAACACAAATAAAAGATAAACTTGAAGGCGATTGGAAACGTTATGTAGACCCTTCGGCATGGGATACTATTAAGAATCTTTATGCGCTAAGTAGCTTCAGTGGAATTGTTAAAGAAGTTTTCAAAGGAATAAAACGAAGCAGCGATATGAATGCTTTTATGCAGGATTTAAAAGATCTTGGCTTAGCTGGAGGACCTCCAGGAACGAATGATCCCTTATATGATCAATTATGGTTACATCTTGAAAAGCAAAAAGCTAAATACAAATATGATGATGATGAAAAAGGAGACGGTCCTATCTATGATCCAGTAACTGGTGCAGTAGATGAAGAATTTGCTCAAGGAGAAGATATGCAAGGTGTATGGGATCCAAGAGACTGGATGGCGGAAATTAGAGCTAGACAAGCTATATATCAAGGCTTAAAATCAGGCTGGGAAAACCAACAATTAAATAGTGGTGGACTTGCAAACCTATTTAGAGTAAAAAATAAATATTAGGAGAAAACTTATGAGAAACGATTTTGGCACAAGACCTTATAAATCTAGATTTCCTTACGACAAAGGTGGAAAATCTAGTTCTGCAAAGAAACAAGGTTACGATGCAAGATTAGATGAATCTTTAGGTGCACGAAGAGGTGCTGAGTCTACTAAGTCTCAAAGCTTCAAAGCACGAAGAGATGAATCTAAAGGCGCAGAAAAAGCTGCAGGTAAAAGAGCTTATTCTGCTGTCGGAACAATGGATAAATAATTATGGCAAACACTAGAAGAGAAAATCGACTAGAAGAACTTGGTCGTGTGGATGCTGAAAGAGCATTTACTAGAAAAGGTAAAAGAAATCTAAGAGATGAGAAAAGCAGAATCCGTGGCGAACTTAAAGGCGGCGGAATTGCTAAAAGAGGATTAGGTAAAGCATTCAGAGGTGGAGGTTTAGCTTAATGTCTAAAGATTGGCAAAAAGGATCTGGTTACGTTAAAGAACCTAAAATCGTTAAGGAACCATGGTCTACCAAAAGTGGTTATAGTCAAGCTAAAGAAATTACACCACCGGATATACATGAATCTCAAACGGTTACTGTACGTGGTACAAAACGTATAAGAGCTGATAAAAAACCAGTTAAAGCCACTTGGTACTAAAATGGCTTGGTTCAGTTTA